AATACAGGTTCAGAAGGGTAGTGATATGCAGATTGCTTACCAGCTTGCAGAACAGTTACAGCAAAGACTAGCAGCAGCTTTCTTACTTACAGAAGGTGCTAGACGTAACGCTGAACGAGTTACAGCAGAAGAAATCAGATTAGTTGCAGGAGAACTGGAAGATGCCCTAGGTGGTATCTATAGTATCTTAAGTCAAGAACTGCAATTACCACTAGTTAAGATAATCTTTAAGAATAGTAAGGTTAAAATTCCTGACGGACTAGTAGAACCAGTTATTGTTACTGGACTAGAAGCACTAGGAAGAGGCCACGATTACAATAAGTTAGTTATGTTTGCACAGACTCTACAACAGTTACTAGGCGCTGAGATATTCGCACAGTACACTAACGTAGGTGCTGTTATTGACCGTGTTGCTACTTCACTAGGAGTGGACGTAACAGGCATAATTAAAGACCCACAACAGATGCAACAAGAACAGCAGCAGCAACAGATGCAGCAAGCTGGACAAGTTGGAGCAGACTCTTTAGCTCAATCAGCAGGACAACAAGCTGGAGCTATGGGAGCGCAACAGGCACTAGGCGGTTAACTATGGGGGAAATCAGATACACAGTATACACAGAAAGTGAGATACTGTTTCAGGAACAGGAGACAATAGAAGATGGCAGAACTAAACCCAATCGAAAACGGACAACAACTAAGCGACCACGATCAACAGATGATGGACGCAGTAGACCGAAGCGAACAAGCAACAAACGAAAACCTACGGAGTGACCTTGATAAAGCTAGTACTGTAGTACCTGAAGAAGGTGAGACAAAACTAGCTGGCAAGTATAACACTGTAGAAGATTTAGAAAAAGCTTATACTGAGCTTGAGTCTAAGTTAGGAAATAGAGAAGCACCTTCTGAGGAAGATACTGCTCCTACTGAGCCTGATGAAGCAAAAGAAGCAGTAGAAGGCGCGGGGCTAGATTTCTCTAGTCTTGAGAGTGAGTACGATACGAGCGGTGAGCTTAGTGAGAAATCATTCAAACAGTTAGAACAGGCCGGTATACCTAGAGAAGCAGTAGACCAGTATATCCGAGGACAAGAAGCCATAAACAACAGCTTTGCTGACAGAGTTCAGGCAGAGGTAGGAGGTGATCAAGAGTATAACTCTATGGTTGACTGGGCTAGTACTAACTTAACAAGCAGTGAACAAAAGGCTTTCAATAGCGCACTGTCGAATGAGGACTCTGCTAAGTTTGCAGTTCAAGGACTCTACAGCAGATACAAATCTGCAACACCTAACCTGATCGGAAGTAATCGTATTTCCGGTCAACCAACCTCATCATCAGGAGGATATGAATCCAAAGCTGAAATGATGAGAGCTATCGGAAGCAATGACTATAAACGTGACTCTACATACAGAGCCAGAGTACAAGCTAAGATAGCAAAAACTAATTTCTAAAGTACAATTATAAATGCCCTATCAAGGAAACCGAGGTTTTTAACATAGGATACCGTTTAAAAAGTAATATAAGGAATAACTACTTAATTTAAACAAAATAGGAAATAAAAGACAATGGCATTTACAACAAGTAATCCTAACTTCGAGTTTGGCGTATCACCAGCTACCAACAAAAACGTAGCGTTAAAAGTATTTGCAGGAGAAGTATTAACTGCATTTGAGCGTAAGAACGTCTTTCTGAATCTAGTTACAAATCGTAGCATTAGCTCAGGAAAGTCAGCCCAGTTCCCAGTAATTGGTGCACTAACTACCGAGCGTACTCACACACCCGGTGCTGACATTACTGCTGATACTATTTCTTCAGCAGAGCAAGTAATTACGATTAATGCTCGTAAGTACGCATCAGTATTTATAGATCAGTTTGATGAAGCAATGTCTCACTACGAAGTACGTGGTCAATATGCTTCTGAGATTGGTCAGATTCTAGCTAAGAAAGTAGACGTTGCAGTAACAGCCCAGTTATCGGCTTGTGCTGTTGCGACTACTGCTAATGTTAAGGTAGGGCAACCTGCTTACAACGCTAAGGTAGCTCTAGGTGGGACAACGTCTGCGACAGATAAAGCAGCTTTCCCTGACAAGTTAGTAGGAGCATTATTTGATGCTCAAACTAAGTTCGATGGTAATGACATCACAGGTGAGCGTACTTTGGTACTTAACCCTACAGCATACTATTTGCTTGTTCAGTCTTCTAAAGCGGTTAACCGTGATTGGACTGATACTAATGGTGGTATTGATACAGGTAAAGTATTCAAGATCGCTGGTGTTCCAGTCGTAATGAGTAACAACGTACCAGCCGGTACATACGGTTTTCTATTTACTCCAGCGGCAGTAGGCGTAGTCAAGTTAATGGACATTAAGTCTGAGTCTAACTATATTCCTGAGAAATTAGGAACATTGTTAGTATCTTCTTATGCAATGGGCGAAGGCGTTCTTAACGCTGGTTGTTCACAAGTGTTCACTGTCGCATAACACCGATAAGTAATAAGTAATATATTAGGGACACATTCTAGTTTAATCACTAGGGTGTGTCCCTTTTTTTTCAACTATTTACTTTAGTAAAGGGGAAAAATGAAAAAGTTAAATGATGCGATCAACATCCTACTGACTACTATAGGAGAGAGGCCGTTAGCGCAACAAGTATTATCACAAGGAGATTCTTACTACGATACAGATGTCAATAAGTTAAAAGTATTCACTGGCACAGTCTTTGAAAATGCAGCTACAAGTAGTTATACGCCTGATGGACATTACTACGGTGCGCTTGCTACTGCTGATAAACCATCCGCTTCTGTTGTAGCCTCTATCGTAGGTGTATTTGAAGCAGAGCTTGCAGATGTAGCCATTGAAGAAGCAAAAGTAGAACTACTAAGTAAAGGCTTTATCTTTAATACAGACACTGAGTGGCAGTTAATACCGGACAATACAGATACAATTGTAATACCTTATGGTGCTTTGTCTGTAGATGCTACTACCTCTAGTTCTGACTATATAGCAAAGGACAATAAACTATATAACAAGTCAACACACGACTTTAAGTTTACAGAAGTAGTAACTGCTGACATTATCTGGAACATAGACTTCGATGATTTACCTAGTCATGCACAGGTAGTAATAGTGAATATGGCTAAAGAGAAGTTATACTTAAGGGCTATAGGGATTGATGAAACACTTACAGTACTCAGACAAGATACAATAATGTCACACTCTGTTCTGATTCGAGAAGAAATGGGACTAGGTGATTACAGTATCTATGATGACGGTGCTACTAATAGACCGATGGTTAGGACTCAGAATCCTACAGGAATTTAAGGAGTAGCTAGTGAGTGAAATAAACCAAACAATAACTAGTTTTGTGAATGGAGTATCACAACAAGCACCTGAAGCAAGACATCCTTCACAAGTAGAAGAGATGGTAAACTGTACTGTATCTTTTGTAGATGGAACACGGAGAAGACCTCCATTAGAGTTCATTGATGACCTTCCTGATTTAGATGGGAAGCTACCTTACTTCTACTCCTACGAGAGAGGGGATGGGGAAGAAGCATACATAGTAGCAATAATAGATGGTGCTTGGTTTGTCTATGACTTAGACGGTCAAAAGGTAGACTCAGGAACTGACTCATATTTGGATATACCTTCAGGTGCTATACCGCAAGAATCCTTTGCTTCTACAACAGTAGGAGATACTACGTTTATTGTAAATAAAACAAGAGTAGTAGAGGAAAGTACTAACTATACACATGGCATCAGTGACATTAACTACAACAAAAAGTATGCTTACTACTGGGTAAAGAGAACTTATGTAGCATATGGTGGGACAGACAACCAACAAGCAAGTACTTACCAGTACAGGATAGAGTCTAATACAGGAAGTATAACAGTACCCACAGATGCACAGGCAGCTAGTACAACAGGCGCGAATGCTTTCGGTAAGAACTCCTTAACAGTAGCTAACACGTTAGCAGGTAGCTCCCAGTTGTCTAATGCAACTAATTCAGGTAGCATACTAAGACAGTTAAAGAATAATACAGGCTACTGGAGAGTATCTGATACTTTCGGTAACCAAGCTAGTGAAGGATGGTGGGGCTATATAAGGAAGGTACAAGACTTACCTGAAGATATGGGTGAATACGATGGTGTAGATACGCTTATAAAAGTAACAGGAGACGAAAAGAATAACTTTGAAGGCTTCTGGACAGCTTACTCAGATGGTGTATGGAAAGAATCTATACAGACAGGTCTTAAAGCAGGGTTCAAGGACAGTACTATGCCTCATATCCTTGTCAGGTCATCACTTACTAACTTTACGTTTAGCCCTTATTCTTTCGATGAGAGGAAAGTAGGGGACGACTTCAGTAATCCACAGCCTAGTTTTGTAGGCAGTACAATAGAAGACTTATTCTTTTACAGGAATAGATTAGGGATGATTAGTCAAGACTCTATTATATTAAGTGAAACAGGAATCTATGAAAACTTCTATAGGACTACTGTTACTGACTTACTAGCTAGTGACACTATAGATGTTGCTGTAGATTCTAATAAAGTAGTCTCCTTGAAGTATGCTATTCCGTTCAAACGAAACCTATTACTCTTTGGTGCTAACGCCCAGTACATCTTAAGTGCTGACAGTGAACTAAGACCTGATAATGTTTCTATAAGTCAGTCAACAGAGTACCAACTTAATTCTAAGACCAAGCCTAAACCTATCGGCTCTAATACTTACTTTACAGTAAATAAAGGAGAAGGAACACAAGTAAGAGAGTACTATAACGTACCTGACTCTGTTGATAATATAGCAGACGACATAACAGCACACGTTAGTGACTACATTCCTAAGAATGCTATAGACCTAGAGGTAAGCGACAAGTACGATATGATATTTATCCTTAGTGCAGAAGATGGAGCAGCGGGAAATATCTATGTTTATAACCAGACTTGGGAAGGTGATAAGAAGGCTCAATCAGCTTGGCACAGGTGGGAAGTAGGAACTGCTAATACTAATATCTTAGCCATTAGAGTACTAGGCGATGATCTGTATTTAATTTGTCACGCTGGTGTACAACCTGAAGCTGTACTTAAGAAGATAAGTCTTGCAAGATGTGACTTTGCTAATAGAGATCATAGGGACTTAATAGATGATCCTGCTAACTCTGATGGTACATGTACAGTAGGAAGCCATACGGATAAAGCATCCTGTGAGGCTGCTGGAGGTACTTTTACTCTTGACCCTAATAACGATACAATAGCAGAGTACTATAGCTATGTACAGCTAAGTGAGTGGGGCTTTAATACAGGGGGACAATCTAAGACTGATGACAAACAAGGAAGGCTTCAGATAAGGAAGATACAGCTACAAACAAGGGAAGGATCAGAACAAAAGATACAAGTACAAGTAGGCAGCGCAAGCTCAACAAGTAAAGGTGATGCAGCTTTTGTGATGGGGGAAGCACAGAAGACAAAGATTACTATAAAAAGCGTAGGAAGTAAAGGGTTTTGTATAGACTCCGTTAGCCTAAAAGGGAGGTACAACTCCAAGTCAAGAACAGTTTAAATTAATGAATAAAATAATAAGGAAAGAGTATGATTTCAGATAAGGTATTTACAGGAGATGGATCAACTGACACGTTTAGTGTTGGTTTCCGTATAATCTCCCAAGACCATGTAAAAGTATACCAAACTCCTTCTGGTGGTTCAAGCAGTACAACAAGTCAAAGTGATTACACAATCATTAATAACTCTGTTGTATTCGACACCGCTCCCCCTGCGTCAACGTCCCTTACTATTCAAGTAGCGACAGACTCAGCGGATCTATTAAATAACCCTAATGATGTTAGTATAGTTGCAGTAAGCATAGCCAATGTAAATACTACTGCTACTAATATAGGCAGTGTAAATACTACTGCTACTAATATAGGCAGTGTAAATACTGTTGCGGGAGCGATAGCTAACGTAAATGCTGTTGCAGGTAACGCTACTAACATTAATGCTGTTAATGCTAATAGTACTAACATTAATGCTGTAAATTCTAATAGTAGCAACATCAATGCCGCTGTAAGTAACGCTAGTAATATCAACGCGGCTTCAGGTCATGCGACTACAGCAACAACCCAAGCAGGTATATCGACTGCTCAAGCCGTCATAGCTACCACTCAAGCAGGGAACAGTTCCACAAGTTCTACAGCTAGTGCGGGGTCAGCTACAAGTTCTGCGGCAAGTGCGACTGCTTCTGCTAATTCAGCGACAGCAAGTGCTGCTTCAGCAACCTCTGCTTCTGGGTATGTTATCCCTAGTCAGACAGGAAACTCAGGAAAGTACTTAGGTACTAATGGTATTTCTGCCACTTGGACACCAGTAGATGCACTTCCTAGTCAAACAGGGAACTCAGGAAAGTATCTAACTACAGATGGTGGAAGTCCAACGGGAGCATCTTGGGCAGCACTAGATACGGATGCTAATTCAACAACTAAAGGACTTTATGAAATGAAGAATACTATAGGGATAGTGGGGACACCAGTGACTTATGTAATTGGGACAGGCAACAATGCCTTGAGTGCTGGGCCAATCACTATTGAATCCGGCTCCAGCGTTACAATTCCTTCTGGCTCAACTTGGGTGATTGCGTAATGAGTAAAATCAAGATTCAAGGAAATGCAAGTGGAACTGGCGTTGTTACGCTGACTGCTCCAGCTACCTCAACAGACAAGACCATCACCTTGCCTGATTCTACAACAACCTTAGTGGGCAGCGACACAGCCGTGGTCAAGGACGCATCGGGCAATGTTGGGATTGGTGTAACGCCTGAGAGTTGGAATACTTACACCGCACTCCAAGTTGGTGGAATGGGCGCTCTGTTCGGGTATAATGCTTCGGCAGGTTCAGATTTCTCAGTCGCTAATAACGTCTATTACAACTCAGGATATAAGCGCATATTTGCTGATGAGGCTAGTGTGCATCAACAAATCAACGGAACTCACGTTTTCCAAGTAGCCCCATCAGGCACAGCAGACTCCGCAATCTCGTGGACTACTGCGATGACTATTAATAATAGTGGCGAAACGATATTTGGTGGGACATCATTTGGTGATAACACAACAAAAATAGAACCTGACGGGGAAGTGCGGATTCGCAGAGTGTCTGGTGTTAATAAGTCAATGGCGGTTTTTTATAATGGCAGTTCTTATGTTGGCGAAATAAACACGAATACATCATCCACAACTTATGCGACACCATCAGACTACCGCCTCAAAGAAAACGTAACACCCATGTCCGGCAGTATCGACAGACTCAAGGAACTCAAGCCATCCCGATTCAACTTCATCGCTGATGCTGATACCACAGTCGATGGTTTCCTCGCACATGAAGCACAGGCAATTGTACCTGAGTGTGTCACTGGCGAGAAAGATGCCATGAAGATGGAGGAGTACGAAGTCACGCCAGCAGTTATGGATGGTGAAACGGTTGTCACTGAAGCCGTCATGGGTGAACATGAAGTACCTGATATGCAGGGCATTGACCAATCTAAATTAGTACCACTACTCGTTGGGGCAATTCAAGAATTAACAGCAAGACTAGAAGCACTGGAGGCTAACTAAATGGCTATAACAATAAATGGCTCAGGCATCACCAGTTCTGAGATTGCATCGAACACCATCACATCGGGAAACCTAGCTGACGGCACGATAACCAACGCTGATATAAATGCGTCTGCCGCGATTGTTGGCAGTAAGTTGAGTGGTGCTGGCAAGGTTTTACAGGTTGTTACGAGTGCAGACATATCTTTGCAAGTAACATCCACCTCAACTACTTTTGCTGATACAGGTGTTACAGCAACAATAACTCCAACTTCAACTAGTAGTAAGGTTTTTGCAGTAGCCTCTGGTTCGTGCAACATAAAAGGAACATCTTACAATGCGAACGCAGAACACCGTATTTTAAGAGATAGTACAGAAATCACAGCTACAGAAACTGGTTACGATTACTGGGCAGGGGTAGGCGCGCCTTCCCACGGTTTCCTTTCCACATCAACTGTTCTTTTGTCTAGTTTAGACTCACCTGCTACGTCTTCTGCTGTCACTTATAAAATCCAACATAGAGTGCGTTCTACATCCTATTCAGGCTCAACATCTTTTCCTGCAGAGAATAGTGCAAGTATTAAAAAAGGATGTAGGATTACACTTATGGAGGTAGCAGGATAATGGCTAACGAAAAAACAACAGTAGATGCATTACAATCATTGACACCTAAAGCTGAGTGGGTACTTCGTGGAGATGTACTAGAGTGGCACGACTCACTACAGACAGAACCTACAACATCAGCAATAGCTGCAGAAATCCTCAGACTCCAAGCCATCTACGACAGCCAAGAATACGCAAGAAACCGCAAAGCCGAGTATGACCAATTGAACCAATTCGAGATGCAATTCGATGACAACCGAGATGGCACAACGACATGGGTGGATGCGGTTAATCT